TATAAATCAGTTCCCGATTTGACAATTAATGGAGATGGTGTAGGAGCCGTTTTAGTTCCTATCATCTCTAATGAATCTCTATCTGAAATTAGAGTAATTGAACCTGGCGATGGATATGATCCAGATAATACAACTGTAGATATCACAACCTCTTTTGATGAAGAAGATCAACCACAGTTTTATTCAAATCTTAAAACTTGGAGAGTCAATCTATTTGAGAAAAACTTACCTTTCTTTGCTAAAGATGATGGAGTAGTAACTGATTCAAATTACGAATTGCAATATTCTCACATTTATGCACCTAGAATCCTTAGAGAAAGTAATTATGTTGTAGACTCTTTAGGAAATACTTTATATGGTGAAAGTGATCTTCGTAAAGTTAATAGTATTGAAGTTAATTCAAATCAACATTCCCCAATATTAGGATTTGCCTATGATGGAAATCCAATATATGGTCCTTATGGATATACCACAAAGAGTGGTGGAGTTGTTACTCAATTAAAATCTGGATATTCTCTTGATTTAAAATCTGGAAGACCTCCTCTATCAATTTTTCCAGAGGGTTTCTTTGTTGAAGATTACTCATACAAAAATACTACAGACGAAACTACTCTTGATGAAAATAATGGAAGATTTGGTGTAACGCCAGAATATCCTAATGGGACGTATGCTTATTTCATGACGGTCAATAATCTTTTAACTGATCAGTCTGGACAATTTGCAAAATACAAAAGACCTGTTTTCCCTTACATTATTGGAGAAAATTATGATTCAATTCCAGATGAATTTAATTTTGATATAGGATCAAATCAAGATGCATTTAACTTTGAAGAAAATAACCTTCACAGAAACACTCAACCGTTAAATTTATTGGAGGATGGGCAACAATATCCTTATTTGTTTATTCCAAATAAGTTTAACCAAACTGCAAAAATTAACGCTGCGTCTACTGGAAAAGTTACCTCTGTTGGAATTATAACTGGAGGTGATAACTACAAGGTTAATGATACTTTAGAGTTCAATAATCTTACAACTGGAGGACAAGGTGCATATGCTAAAGTTAAGAAGGTAAAAGGAAAGTCAGTCTCTAGCATCAGCGTAGCAACAAGTTCTATTTTAGATGTTTCGATTTATCCTAGAGTAAGTGGTGTGTATGAAGTGGAGTGTGATAATCCACATGCATTTGAACAACTCGATATTATTAGTATTTCTGGATTATCAACTACCGCAACTGGTATCGAAGGATTCTATCCAGTAGGAGTTTCATCAAATATTCTTCGTGTTGCTGGAGTGGGAACCACTGCTGTTGCAATTGGAACTGCTGGTGATACTGGTATTGTCACTTTCTTTAGTGTGAATGGTAATATCAATGACACGAAAGTAAATGATATCTTAGAGATTGGAACTGAGAAAGTAAGAGTTTTAAATGTAGACTTTGAAAATTCAAGATTGAGAGTTTTAAGATCTGCGAATGGAACTGTCTCTATTGGTCATACGATTGGTAAATTCATTTATGAAAATCCAAGAAGATTTACTATTCCTGTCGGATATACTACAGATTACAACGTCAGAAGAAATGAGCAAGTATATTTTGATCCTACCGAAACCGTTGGTTTAGGAACTACGGCTGGAGTTGGTATTGGAACAACCATTTCGTTTGCAAATCCTGGAGCAGGAATAACTCAGAAATTTATCCCAACAAAAACTCTTTACTTTAAAGGGCACAAGTTTAAGACTGGAGATCAATTAACATATTCTCCAGGAAATGGCGGAACAGGTCTTTATGTTCAAGATGAAACTAACGCTGGAATAGGAACTACCCTTACTGACGGTCAAAAATTATTTGTCGCAAAAATAGATGATGACTTAATTGGAATTGCAACAGTAAGAGTTGGTCTTGGAACAACTGGAACTTTTGTTGGAGTAGCTGCGTCTCACAGAAACTCCTCAACATTATTCTTTAAAGGAGTTGGTGTTGGAAATACTCATAGTTTCACAACAAATCATACTGTTATAACTGGCGATGTTAATAAGAATACTGTTACTGTTCTTGCAACAGAAGAGCATGGTCTTACACCAGAACATAAAGTTGATGTAACAGTAAATCCTGGAACTAGTAAAACAATTGTAGTAAAATATAACGAACATCATAGAAAAATTGTATTCAATCCATTAGGATTCTCTTCTACTGGTATCAATACTTCTACCGGTACAATCACTATCACTGACCACAATTTCCAAGGAGGAGAGAAAGTAATTTATAATGTTGGTGTTGGTAGTGACGTTTCTTCTGGATTAACTAATGAGGGCATTTATTACATTTCTAAGGTTGATAATAATAGATTTAAATTATCAAACACTTATTATGATGCAACCAAAGATATTCCAGTTGCGGTTGGAATTGCGAGCACTGGATTAACTGGTGGAAATATTAATCCAATCAATCCACCAGTAACTCTTTATAAAGATTCTACAGTTACTTTTGATCTTTCGGATTCTTCTCTTGGATATTCTGTTTTAGGATCAAACTATCCTGCATTTGAATTAAATCTCTACAAAGATAAGGATTTTAAAACTATTTGGCAAAAATCTGATGATACTGATGTATTTGAATTTACTACATCAGGTCAAGTTGGTTCTGCTGGAGGAAAAGCAGTTTTAGTTGTCAATGACAATCTACCAGATATTCTTTATTACAATTTTGATTTAGTTTATGATGCAAGTCTGCCAACAATTAAATCTGAACTTTCTTCTGATGATGAAGTTATTTCTGGAAACGAGTTGCTTTTGAAAAACAGTGGATATAATGGCACCCATAGAATTAGAGTTGGAACTACTACTTCTTTCCTTTATGATTTGAGAGTATATCCAGAAAAAGCATCATACATCTCATCCACTTCAGAAATAAGTTATGTAACTGATTGCACTCATACTGAAGGACCTATTGCTGAAGTAGAAGTTTTGAATGGTGGAACTAATTATTATGACCTTCCAGGCATATCAAATGTTAATAGCGTTTCTGGACAAGGTGCTATTTTAGAGGCAAAAAGTTCCTCTATTGGTAAAATTAAATCACTCAGTCTTCAAGATATTGGATTTAATGTTCCTACCGACACCACTCTAAAACCAAATCTTTTACTTCCACAAATAATTGATGTTGAATCTCTAGCATCTTTTGAAAGTGTTGGCATAGCTTCTTTTGGTAGAGGATTTTCTTTAGCACCTAAACTCGTTGTTATTGACGGTAAAACTCAACTACCAGTTGAAAATGTAGATTTAAGAATGACTCCTGGTAGAAATGAAGTTGAAATTTTTAGAAATACCAATAGTCTTTCTAATGTCACTCCAACAATTATTCCCACTCAAACTGATTCTGGAGTAGGTATTGGTACGATTGAATACTTCCCATCAACTAAAGATGCATCCGTAATCTTAAACACTGGATTTAGTACTGATAATCCTTTCCCGTTTGCTGTTGGAGATAAAGTTCTTATAGAAAATATTAGTGTTGGTGTTGGATCTACGGGTAAAAATTATAATTCATCTGGATATAATTACAATTTATTTGAACTCACTGAAGTAAGTCCTAATCTTGGGGGAATTGGATCTGTTAGATTCAATATGACAAATTATCTTAAAGATGATGAATTCCCAGGACAGTTTAACGAAGTAAACTCTTCTGGAAGAATCACAGCACAGAAGCATTTCCCCATCTTTGATATTAATTTAGACCTTACTAATTACATAATTGGTGAAACAGTAACTTCAGATTCTGCAACTGGAGTTGTTGAAGACTGGAGACCTGCTACTGGAATTCTCAGAGTTTCTTCTGATGATAAGTTTGTAGTTGGAGAGAAAATTACTGGATCTTCTTCCAATTTAGCCTCAGTACCTTCCTCGATAGTTTCTTTTGAAACTTACTTGAATCTCAAGGCATCTACAAAAACAGTTAGAGGATGGCAGAGTGATTCTGGAGAACTCAACTATAATCTTCAAAGAATTCAAGATAGTTTCTATTATCAAAAATTCTCATATTCACTTAAGTCCGAAGTTCCATATGATACATGGAACGATGCAGTTTCCTCAACCAACCATACACTTGGATATAAGAAATTCTCTGATTATCAGTTAATATCTTCTAATGATAATTCCATGAAAGTTGGTATTTCGACAGAGGTAACAACTCTTAATTTCATACACAATCTGGATTCATTTGTAGATCTTAATTGCGTTCCTGATTTTGATTTAGTTTCTGAGAATAACATCAACTCTGGAACTGTTTCTGATGAAATAGTATTTTCTAGTAAAATTTTAACAAATTATTTTGAATCTGTAGGTAATAGAGTTCTCTCTATTGACAATATTCAAGACCAATTTAATAGTGAACCAAGACCTACTCCTTTTAGTGCTGTCAATACTTTTAGTTTAGGATATAGATCTCATAAGTTTATTACTTATGTGCGGGACAAGAGATACTCCGCACAAAGACAAATTTTACTTGTTGATTTACTTCATGATGGTAGTCGTGCATATATGAACCAATATGGTCGAATAGAAACCGCTTATGATCAAGGATCATTTGATTTCACTATTAATGGTTCTGATGGTCAATTGTTATTCTATCCAACCAAATCTACGCTTAATGATTATGAGGTAACCACTGTTGATTACAATTTGAAGTCTACTCTTGCTGGAATTGGAACAACTAATTTGGGCGGAATCGTAGAAGTTTCTACTGCTAGTACAACTGTTAATAGTGGAGTTACAGCTACAATTGTATCTATTGCAAATACATATACTTCAGCAAAAGTTTTAGTTAATATTGATGCTGATATTAACGATAATAAACATGAATTTGTTGAGTTGAATGTAGTTCATGATGGAACTAATGTCGAACTTTTAGAATATGGAAGATTGACTACGGGTGGATTTGCAGAGTCTTCTGAATCTGGACTTGGAACTTATCATCCATATATTGATGGTTCTAATTTAAAAATTGATTTTATACCTTCTGTTGGAATTGCAACTACAGGTGCTATCAATACGATGACTGTTGGACTTGCAACTGCTACGTCTACTGGCATCTCCACCATATCAATGCAAAGAGTTACATTAGAAGCACAAACTACTTCTATTAGTGCATCTGGTTCTCCTGGAATTACTACAGTATCCTCTTTTGGTGGCGACTCTGATGTTGGATATTTTATCGTACAGGTAACAGATACGACAAATAATAGACTTCAGTTATCTGAGGTGATTGTTGCTGATAGTTATGTTGATGCATCTAATCCATCCGATACGTTCTTTACTGAATTTGCTAATATTGAAACTCATGCTGGACTTGGAACATTTGGTTCTGTTCTTGCTACAGATGGAACTAACTCTCTGGTATTCACTCCAGAGGCAAGTATCGATACCGTAGTTACAGTATTCTCTAATACGTTATGTTTAGTTGTAAACGATCCAAGTTCTCCAACACAAATTGATTTCAATAATGGATTAATTCAAACTCAACCAGGAAGTTATACTGGAACTGATTCAGATATTATGAGATCTTTTGGATTAACGCATAAGAATGACGAAATTTTTGAAAGATATTTCACTGGTAATGATAGTGATATTGTTGACGTAACAAATAATACTATTACAATTCCGAATCACTTCTTCGTATCTGGAGAAAAAATTAAATATCATCACGTTGGTACTGCATCATCCGCAATTGGAATTGCAACAACTTCATTCGTAGGAGCATCAAATACTACGTTCTTACCTGGAGAAAATATCTTTGCCATTAAGGTTGATGATAATACTATTAAGATTGCTTCAAGTGCGGAAAATGCTCTCAAATTTATACCACAATCTATAGAACTTGAGAGTGTAGGTATAGGAACTTCGCATAGATTTGTAGCAACTAATCAAAATGCAAAAGTAGTGGTTGCTATTGATAATGTTATTCAGTCTCCAGTTGTGGCAACAGCAGTTACCACTGGTATTTCTACAAATCTTACGGTATTTGATGAGTTGGTTAGATTCAGTGGTATAACATCGTTCTTTGGATCCGATTTAATTAAAATTGGTGATGAAATTATGAAAATTGAGGGTGTTGGTATTGGAACTACTAACGCGATAAGAGTTCGTAGGGAATGGTTGGGAACTAAAGCTGGCACTGCAGATACAGGTGCGCTCGTTACTAAGGTTAGTGGTAATTATAATATTATTGATAATGTACTAACCTTTGCAGAGGCACCTTACGGCAAAACTCCTCTTGGAACTATAACTAATCCACCCGACCAAAGAGATTATGAAGGTATTACTACTTCATCAAGTTTCCAAGGTAGATCTTTTATGAGATCTGGAATTACAGGAGCAAGCACAGATTCTTACTCCAAAAACTATATTTTTGATAATATTAATACCCAGTTTAATGGAATTGATAATCAATTTGGTCTGAAGCAATCTGGATCAAATATTACTGGAATTGCTGATGAAAATGCTGTTATATTGATCAATGATGTATTCCAAGTTCCATCCACACTTGGGGATTATACTATATCACAAATTTCTGGAATTAGTTCTGTTGTATTCAATGGTTCTCCACCACAAGATCCACTTGGATCAGATGTTGGTATTTCAAGTTTCCCCAAAGGTGGAATAATCGTATCAGTTGCTTCTACGGAAGGATTTGGTTATCAACCTTTAGTTGCTGCTGGTGGAACTGCAATCATTTCTGGATTCGGAACTATTTCTTCTATTAGTATTGGTAACAGTGGTTCTGGATATAGATCTGGAATTCAAACAACTGTCAATGTTGGAGTTGGTACATCTAGTACTGGAACTGGAAATATTGAATTTATTGGAACTGCTGCTATTAGTGGCGGTCACATTGTAAGTATCGCGATTACAAATCCAGGAACAGGTTATACACATACTAACCAACCATATGTTGTAATTGATGCTCCGCTTTCTTATTCAAATATGCGTCTTTTCTACAGTTCTGATTCTGTCTCTGGAGTTGGAACTGAAGCAACTGCCAATATTGTCGTGGGTCAAGGTTCTAGTGTTATTGATTTTGAAATTCAAGATACTGGGTATGGATATAGAGATTCACAGATACTTACAGTTGCTATTGGGGGTACGGTGGGAATTCCTACCACATCATCTTTCAGTGGAAATGAATTCCAAATTACTATTGATGAGATTGCTGATGATAAATTTGCTGGATGGTCTTTAGGAACTTTACAACTTCTTGACAATATTGAAGATTTAATTGATGGAATAAGAAAAGATTTCCCACTTAAACAAAATGGAGACCTTACGTCAATTGTTACTACTCCAGGATCTAAAATTAATGTTCAAGATGTATTATTCATCCTTGTTAATGATGTTTTACAAGAACCAGGTGTAGGATATGAATTTGCTGGTGGTAGTACAGTAACCTTTACAGAGTCATTAAAAATTGGAGATAAAGTTACAATTATTTTCTATAAAGGAAATGGTGATAGTGATGTTCTCTTCAGAGATGTTATTGAAACCATTAAAAAAGGCGATACGCTTCAACTTAAGCATATGGCAGGTTCTCAGGCACAATCTCTTGAAGAAGATGTTAGAAGTGTCTTTGAGGTTCTTTCAACAAATAACGTTGAAACTAATGCTTATTATGGTCCTGGAAATACCAATGATGTAAATCTTAAGAGACCTGTTACTTGGTGTAGACAAACTAATGATAAAATTATTAATGGTACTCCTACTGGAAAAGATAGAGAACTTTATGAACCAATTGTAAATCCAACATCATACATTACTAACACTGTTGGTGTTGGTTCAACTTCAATCTACGTTGATAATTTAAGACCAATATTTAATCCACAAAATGAATCGTCTGAGTTGGCATTCCAGAAGAAAATAACATTTGTTCCTCAAGAGACTAAGAGTGGCGCAGCTGCTACCGCAGTTGTTTCTGGATTTGGTACTATTTCCTCTGTGGTTATATCTGATGGTGGTGTTGGTTACACCACTGCTACAGTAAGTTTTGGATATACCTCTGCTTCTAGAGCTTTTGGTACAGTGACTATAAGTGCTGGTGGAACTGTAACTGGAGTTGCAATTACTTCTCCTGGAGTTGGTTATACTTATACTGATGTACCTACAGTATTGATTTCTCCTCCAGGTCACAATGAAGAGGAAGTTACTGTAGATGCTTATACTGGTGATAATGGAATTATTGTTGGTTTTGGAACTACTGCTGGTCCACAACTAATCTTTGATATTCACATTCCATATGATTCTTTCCTTAGAAGCACTGTTGTTGCTGGAACTCCAATTACGCTCACTTCTATTAATGCAAGTGATTACTTTGTTGTCAAAAATTCTAACGTTGGTGTTGGATCTACATTCGTAGACGGCATATACGAAGTCGCTAGTGTAGAAACTTTGACTAGAGACGTAGTTGGAATATCGACGACAGTCAAGAGATTGTTTGTTGATGCTACTAGTGTTCCTTCAGGATACTCCTCTGGAATCACAACTTCCGATACTGGATTTGGTGACTTCAGTTGGGGAAAAATTGACATCGTAGCAAGAACTAAATCTGTTTCTTACACATCATATAATTCAAATTTGGTTGGTCTTACTACATCAACTAGAATTGTTAGATCTAATTCACTGAGGTCTAAAAATTATACTACAAACTCCTGATAAATAAAGAAAAACCTGCGTCAAATGGCTGCCATTATAACGGATCAGATTAGAATATTAAACGCAAAGAATTTTATTGCTGATATTGGTAATACCAGCAATTCATACTATTCTTTTGTTGGTTTGACTAATCCTTCAGATTATCAAAGTGATTGGGATACTGATCCTCCTGCACCTAAGGATAATTTTGATCAAGAGAATGACTATTGGGATACAATGGTTGCTCTTAAAAAAATTAACACTTCAGATGTAAAACATGTAGTTCCAAAAAGGACATGGACCTCTGGAACGACTTATGATATGTATCGTCATGATTATAGTCGAACCAATACTGCAAAAGTATCTGGGTCAACATCACTATATCCCGCAACTTACTTTGTAATGAATAGTGATTTTAGAGTTTATATTTGCCTACAAAATGGAATGGATCCAGATAATCCTACTGGTAGACCATCTCTAGATGAACCAACATTCGTTGATTTAGAACCAAGAAGCGCAGGAACTAGTGGTGATGGTTATATCTGGAAATATCTTTATACAATTAAACCTGCAGATGTTGTAAAGTTTGAGTCAACTGAATTTATGCCAGTTCCAGCAGACTGGTCTACTTCAACTGATACTGCAGCAGTTAGAGATAATGCTGTCGATGGTGGTATTAAAATTGTAACGATTACTAATCGCGGTGTTGGATTGGGTACAGCGAACGCAACATACACAGGAGTTCCCATTAGGGGAGATGGTACTGGTGCAGAATGTACTATTGTTATTAATGGTAACCAACAGGTAGGTGAAATTATTGTTTCTAGTCAAGGATCTGGATACACATATGGAAATGTTGATTTAGTTGCTGGTGGAGTTCCTACTGGAAGCACTAGACCTACTTTTGATGTTATCATTCCACCTCAAGGTGGTCATGGAGCAGATATTTACAGAGAACTTGGTGCATACAACGTTCTTCTCTATTCTAGAATTGAAAATGATAATGAAAATCCTGATTTTATTACAGGTAACCAAATTTCTAGAATTGGCGTGGTTGTAAATCCTGAGCAATTTGGATCCACTTCAGTGTTGAATTCAGATAAAGCATCTGCCGTCAGTGCTCTTAAATTAGTTGGAACTGGATATAGCACAGCAACTTTTACAGCAGACTCTTATTTTACTCAAACAGTTTCTACTGGAACAACAGCAGTAGGAAGAGTTGTAAATTATGACCAAACTACTGGTGTTCTGAAGTTTTGGCAAGATAGAAGTCTTGCTGGATTTAACACTGTTGGAACTGCACAAACTCAACCTACATATGGGTTTGATCTTACAGAGTTTACATCTTCACCTGGATCAGGTGGAAGTTTGACTATCACTCCGTCAACGGGTTCTAACTTGGGTATCGATACTAACTTCTCAGGTATATCTACTGTAATAAATAGTCGTACATACTATCTTGGTCAGACTTTTACGAGTGGTATTGCCAATCCTGAGGTCAAGAAGCACTCCGGTAATATTATTTACGTTGACAATAGACCATCTATAACAAGATCGTCAAACCAAAAGGAAGACATAAAAGTTATTTTGCAGTTCTAAAGAATTATGCCACAGCAGACGAATCTCAACGTAGCGCCATATTTTGACGACTTTGATCCCGCTAACGATTACCATAAGGTATTATTCAAACCAGGTTATCCTGTGCAGGCAAGGGAATTAACTTCCCTTCAGTCTATTCTGCAAAATCAAGTTGAAAAATTTGGTCAACACTTCTTTAAAGAAGGTGCTAAAGTAATTCCTGGAAATACTTCATATTCCAGATTATATTATGCAATTCAGTTAGATAATACTTTCCAAGGGGTTCCTGTCTCTGCGTATGCAGATCAGTTGATTGGAACAACGATCACGGGAGAAAGATCTGGTGTAACTGCTACTGTTGATAGTATTCTTTTGCCAGAAGATTCTGAAAATGGCAATATGACGCTTTATGTCAGTTATATTGGATCCAGCACTACAAATAATTCGTCTCAAACTTTCTTTGATGCAGAAAACTTATCTTGTAATGATATTATAATTTCAGGTTTACTTGGTAATACTACTATTCCGTCTGGAGCTGCTTTTGCAACTACCATAGCGGCTAATGCAGCTGCTACTGGATCTGCGTTTCAAATTGATAATGGTGTCTACTTTATTCGCGGTAACTTTATTAATGTTAATAGAGAGACCTTAGTTTTAGATCAATATGGAAATACTCCAAGTTACAGAATTGGTTTCTTTGTAGATGAAGAGATTGTAACTGCAGATTTAGATGAAGAACTTAATGATAACTCTCAAGGATATAATAACTATGCTGCACCTGGAGCAGACAGACTTAGAATCAGTGTAAGTTTATTTAAAAAACCTTTAGATGATCTTGCAGACGATAATTTTATTTTACTCGCTACTGTAATTGACGGAGTTCTCCAAGAAACTAAAAATAGAAGAGGTGATCTAGGCGGTGGTCCTGGATATCTTGACATCAGAGATATGATGGCAAGAAGAACTTTTGATGAATCTGGTAACTATTATGTAAAACCGTTTGATGTTACTGTAGCAGAATCTTTAGATAATGGAACTGGTAATAATGGAATTTTCAATGTTGGACAATTTACTCCTGGAGGAGCAACTCCTAGTGATGCCCTTGCGCTTTATAAAATTTCGCCAGGAAAGGCATACGTAAAGGGATATGAAATTGAAACTTTAAAACCAACGTTCCTTGATGTTGATAAACCAAGAACGACTAAAACAATAGAAAATCAAAATTTTCTTTATAACACTGGTCCAACACTTAAACTCAATAGCGTTTATAGATCACCAACAGTTGGAGTTGGTAACACTTTTGTTGTAAGTTTACGAGATCAAAGAGTTGGTGTCAATTCTGAAACTGCACCTGGAAAAGAAATCGGTCTTGCAAGAGTTTATGATTTTAGATTGGAGTCTGGAAATTATGACGCCAGAAATGGCAATTTGAACCAGTGGAATCTTGCCCTTTATGATATAGAAACAACTACCGAACTTGCTTTAAATCAATCTCATACTCTTAGTGTACCTACTTTTGTAAAAGGAAATTCTAGTGGAGCAACAGGTTTTCTTAGATATGCTGTTAATGCGGGAACTGCAGTTACGGTATATGATACAAAAGGTACATTTATTCCAAACGAAAGACTTTCCTTTAATGGAATTGAAAATGGTAGAATTGCTATTGCTGTTACCGAGAATTCTATTTCAAATGTAAAATCAGTATACGCAACTTCTAATACTACTGATCTTGCGGACGGAATAACTGGTATCAATACTTTTAGTGCTAACGTAATTCAATCTACAAAAATCAGTGTAGGTATTGCAACAATTAGTCCTCTCTCTGGAGGAGTTAGTACAGTAACCAGTCCAAATGAATTGTTCCCAGGAAATGTAAGAGAAAACGATCTTATTAGATATACAGATACAACTGCAGGATTAACTCCAGACCCTATTGTCGCTAGAGTTGTAAGCGTTGGTACTACAACTATCAGTGTAGAAGGAGTAGCACCTGTTTCTGGAATTGCAAGTGGATTCTTACCATCTTCAACCTTAAGTGTAACAGATCTAACTGTTCTTTCAACTCAACTTGCTTCTTCCTCCGATAGCACTCTCTATACACCATTACCTAAAATAAATGTTTCTGCATTTGATTCATCTGAAGCGATTATCACGATTAGAAAATCTTTTACAGTAAACATTTCGTCAAATCAACTTACTACTGAAGTTTTAGCAGGTGATAATGAAACCTTCTTACCCTTTACTCCTGAAAGATATTTACTGGTAAGATCTGATGGAACTACTGAAGAATTGACTGGAGATAGATTTGAAATTGCTGGAGATGCGAAATCTCTTCAAATTAGAAATCTTGGAACTAATAATGTTGGAGCAACTTTGATTGCTACTTTAAGAAAAACTAATGTAAAATCAAAAGTAAAAATTAAAAATAGAATTAAAACTATTATTGTCGATAAGTCTAAAATTGAAGGATCTGGTATTGGATCAACCACATTAAATAACGGATTATCATATGGCAGCTTTCCATTTGGAACAAGAGTCGAAGATGAAACAATTTCTTTAAATGTCCCCGATATCATTGAAATTCATGGAATTTATGAGTCTGTTGATAATGAACCTGCATCTGCACCAAGAACCACTCTTTTAAATATCAATAGTGCTTCAACAACTACAGATGATATCTTAATTGGTGAGAGAGTAACAGGTCAAACTAGTGGTGCTGTTGCTATAGTTGCTGAAATTATTAATTCTTCTACAATCTCATTTATTTACAAAAATGAGTCTGTATTTGTTGAGGGAGAAACACTTGAGTTTGAAGAAACTGGTATTTCTGCTAGAGTATCTACTTTAAGCACACCAAGTTTCAATATATCTTCAAATTACAGATTTGTAACTGGTCAAGAAGAAACTTTTTACAATTATGGATGCATTAAGAGAAAACTAGAAAATAATGCTCCAGCGAGACAACTAAAAGTTTATTGCACTACTGCGTATTTTGATTCTACAGATAATGGAGATATTATAACTGCAGAATCTTACAAGAATTTTGATTATGGAAGTGAAGTAAAACTTATAAATGGCAATAGAACAACAGATATTATAGATCTTAGACCTAGAGTATCAGAATTTACTGTAAACGAAGGTTCTAGATCACCTTTAGAATTTATTGGAAGAACTGTTAATAGTGATGGTCAATCAATTCCTAATATTTTAGCATCTAACGAAACTATTAATGCTGATATTGCTTACTATCAGGGTAGAATTGATAGAGTTTATTTAAGTAAAGAGGGAACTTTCCAAGTCATTTATGGAACTCCATCAGATGATCCAGTAAGACCAAATCCAATTGATGATGCAATTGAAATTTGCACCATAGAACTTCCACCATATCTCTATAATACTAAAGATGCTCGAATGGCATTTGCAAATTATAAGAGATATCGTATGCAAGATATCAAGAAACTTGAGGACAGAATCAAGGGTCTTGAATATTATACGACACTTTCTTTACTTGAAAAAGAAACTGCAAATCTATTCATTCAGGATGGAGAGGGTTTGAATAGATTCAAATCTGGATTCTTTGTCGATAACTTCTCAGGATTCCTTACCCAAGAAGAAAACGTTAAAATTAAGAATTCAATTGATAGAAAAGTTAGTGAACTGAGACCAGAGCACTATACAAATTCGGTTGACATGACTCTTGGTCCTGTCGTTAATGCTGACCCAGGTGCAGATTCTAGCGTTGCTGCGTTTGATGGTAATAATGTAAGAAAGGGTGTTAATAACATTATCACTCTTGACTATTCGGAAGTTGCATACATTGAACAATTATATGCAACTAGATCCGAAAGTGTTACTCCATTTTTGATTAGTTTCTGGAATGGAACTGTAGATTTAACTCCTGCTACAGATAACTGGGTAGATACAGCTCGTTTAGAAACTAAAGTTATTCAACATGAAGGTAATTACAATACAACCTTCGATAGACTGGTTGATAAGGGTGAGATTGACGCTCAAACTGGTCTGGGCAATATTATTTGGGATTCATGGGAAACGGAATGGTCTGGTGTCATTGATGAAGAAGAAAGCACCAAAGAAAGAACCGTTAGTGGTGGAGCAAGTAGAATTGACAGACAAGGACCTGGTGGAAGATCTAGAACTAGAACAGAAACTAGAACTATAACAGATAAAGTAATTGAAGATACCTATGTAACCAAAACTGAAGAAGGAACTAAGTCTAGATCTGGAACTAAAACTATCATTACTGAAGTGTTTGATAAACAAGACTTCGGAGATAGAGTTGTTAGCAGAGATCTCATAAAGACTATGAGATCTAGAAATGTTCAATTTGTTGGTAAGAGATTAAAACCTCTGACAAGAATGTATGCATTCTTCGATGGAAAGGATGTTACAAAATTCTGTGTTCCTAAACTTCTTGAAATTACTATGTCATCTGGAACTTTCCAGGTTGGCGAAACTGTAGAGGGAACTGTACAAAGCACGGGTCTCTCTGAGGAGTCTAATGAGACTTCACCTAAGATTACATTTAGAGTTGCACAGTCAAATCATAAAGAAGGTGCATACAATTCTCCAACTAAAACTTTCCGCGAAAATCCATATACCAACCGTCCATTATCTAACGCATATTCATCTACTTCAAATATTCTGAACGTCGATACTCTTTCTTTGGCTGAACAGGCAAAAGGAGATTTCTATGGATATGTTCAAACTGGAATGAAGTTTGTCGGAAAGACTAGTGGAGCAGAAGCAACTTTAGAAAACGTCAGATTGATTTCAGATCTTTCTGCTACTTTAATTGGTAGTTATTTTATTCCTGACCCTGAAAATGCTAATTTCCCCAAATTTGAAACGGGAACTAAAGTATTTACTTTGATAAATGACCCTGACAATAATCCAGACTTGGCATCTACAATTGCCGAAGACTCATTCACTTCTGCAGGAACTTTAGAAAAAATTCAACAGACAATTCTCAATGTTAGAAATGCAAAGGTAGAAAAGAAACAGGAATTCCAGGAAGAAACAGTTAATAGAGATCTTGGGACTTCGTTAGCTTCTTCTGAAGTTATTAGCGAAACTCAGAGAACTCAAACAATTGTTACTTGGTATGATCCTCTTGCACAATCCTTCTTAGTTAAAGATAAGAATGGAGTTTTCCTGACCAGTTGTGACATTTATTTTAGAACGGTTGATGATGGAGATACTCCATGTGTTTTCCAGTTAAGAACTATGGAAAATGGAGTACCTACAACTAAGATTCTTCCTGGTTCTGAAATCATCTTAGATCCCGACGATATTCAAACTTCTTCTGACGGATCAATTGCTACTAATATTAAATTTAAGTGTCCTGTTTATGTTGAGGGTGACGAAGAATATGCAATTTCATTAGCATCGAACTCAACAAAATACTCAGTTTATATTTCTAGAATTGGAGAAACTGATTTACTTACGGACACATTTATTTCTAACCAACCTTATCTTGGTTCTCTGTTCAAGTCTCAGAACAATACTACTTGGGAACCAAGTCAGTGGGAAGATCTCAAGTTTGTTCTATACAGAGCAGATTTCGTTAATAGTGGTAGTGTAGAATTCTATAGTCCAGAACTTAAGATAGGAAATGCTCAAATTGCTAAATTACTCCCTGATCCTCTGAGCATGGAGTCTAAGACAATTAGAGTTGGACTTGGAACTACTGTATCTGACTCTGGATATGTAATCGGAAATACTTTCTTTCAAGATGATACAAATGCTACTGGAGACTTGGTTGGTACTGCAGGATCAGCGACAGGTGCTTTGACAGTATCTAATGCTGGTATTGGATTTACCCCTGCTGACGGATCTTACACCTTTACTGGGGTAAATCTGGTTACTCTTACTGGAAATGGTAGAGGAGCAACTGCAGATATTAGCATTTCTAGTGGAAGTATAGTTTCTAGTGGAGCAACTATCGTATCTGGTGGTTCTGGATATCAAGTTGGTGATGTTCTTGGAATTTCTACTATTGGTATTGCTACAATGGGTAGAAATGCGAGACTTACTATAACTGGTATTGGACATACTAATGAACTTATTTTAGATAATGTTCAAGGTAACTTTGTAGTAGGAACTGGTAAATCACTCAATTACTTTAACAGTGTTGGAGCTGCTAAAACACTGAACAATGATCTTCCTGGTGCTCCAGGCGGAGATGTTCAAATTGATACTATTAATGTTATCAGTGATGGACTCCATGTTAAGGTCAATCATAAAAATCATGGTATGTACTTTGCTGACAACAGAGTCAAAATTGCTGGTGTAAGACCAGATGTTAAACCAACCACTCTCACTGCAGCATATCCATCAGACTCCACGTCTGGAATTACTGTTGGTTTTGCTGGAACGTTTAGCAATTTTGAAAATGTTGGTGTTGGAACTACTAATGTAGGTCTGTTATTAATTGGTGATGAAATTATTGAATATACTGATGTTACAGGAAATACTATTGGTGGCGAAATTGTTAGAGGAGAAAGTCCAAGATCATATCCAGTTGGAACCCCAGTGTACAAATATGAACTGGGTGGAGTAAGTCTGGATCGTATTAATAGAACTCATGATATGAATGATGTAACTGAGGCAGATCCATTTACATTTGATTCATATAAGATTAAACTTGATACGAGTTCTACAACTGGTACTGATAGAAGTACTGATGTTGGATTCCCTCAACTCTTCATTAATCGTTCCAAGACAACTGGAGGAACTAAGGTAAGAGCAACACAGAACATGGCATTTGAATTGATCACTCCTAATGTTTCTAATGTAGTGGTTCCTGGAACTAATATTACTGCTGAACTTAGAACTGTTACATCCACTAGTTTTAGTGGAAATGAACCCGCATATCAAGATGCTGGATTCCAAGACATTACTATTAATCAAAAGAATTATTTTGAAACTCCTAGAATGATTGCATCCAAAGTAAATGAAGATGCAAAACTCAATACACTTCCTGGAAATAAATCCATGAATATGAGATTATTCTTGTCTTCACTGGATTCTAGATTATCTCCTGTTATTGACAGTGAGAGAGTAAGTGCAGTGCTTACCTCAAATAGAATTAATGATGTTATAGGAGATTATGCAACTGATCCTAGAGTAGATAGTATACTTGATGATCCAACAGCATGTCAGTATATTTCTAAAGAAGTTATATTGGAAAATCCTGCATCTTCCTTACAGGTCTTACTCGCTGCACATGTACATGTTGATGCAGACATTAGAGCATTCTACTCGGTAGGAAACAAACCTGGAGTTGAACCTATCTTCTCACCATTCCCAGGTTATTCCAACTTTGATAATAGAGGGCGAATTATTGATCCTGCAAATAATAATGGACAACCAGATTCTTTGGTTGCCAAAACTAATGATTTAGTTCATGAATCTCGCAATGCAGTCTTTAAAGATTATACATTCTCTATTGACAATTTGCCATCATTTAGAACATACAGAATTAAGATTAGTTTGACATCTAAAACGCAGTGTTTTGTTCCAAGAGTTAAAGATTTAAGAGTAATCGCATTAGCTTGATATGGATTTTTACGAATTAGAAGGAAATAAGGATCTCGCAAGAGATCCTTCTACTGGCGCAATAGTGAATGTGAATGGATTAAACTATTCACAATATCTTTCCACCCGTGAAGTGAAAAGTAAAAAGAATGAAAAATTACAGACAGTTGAGCAAGACCTTGCTAATGTAAAGGGTGAACTTGACGAGATTAAATCTTTACTAAAGGAGCTGTTAAATGGACCCCGATCAAATTAAATTAACAAATTTATCTAAAAGTTTTGCATATCAAAAGATTGCAACTGAGATAGATAATTGTGATGATCACAATATACTAAAAAATATTGCTAAGTCTTTTTGCAAACTATATTATAAACAACAAGAAACCATGCAAGTAATAGGTATTCCAGATGGCAACTAAAAACATTACTTTTGATCCCGATTCGGGAGTTCCATACGGAGTAAACCTGACAATATATGGTGGTACAGATTATTCTACCACGTTTAATGTTAAAACAACATCAAGTTCTGCTTTTGATTTAACGGGATATTCGGGTGCGGCTGCATTATCAAAAAGTATTGCTGTTGGAGCAACTCTTGGTGCAACTGACACGTTTACCGTTGGGTTTACTAGTGCATACGATGGGGTAATGAAAATTTCTTTGACAGATACCGAAACTGGAAATCTTACAGAAGGTAGATATGTTTATGATGTGTTAGTAACACTTGGATCAACGACATATCCATTAGTCCGTGGAAATGCATATGTATATAACACCATTTCTTCTTGACCCTAAATACAGTTAGGAAACTTGTGTATAAATGGCACAACCAGCAAGTAGATCAGATTTAATTAATTACTGTAAGAGGCAATTGGGAGCACCTGTTCTCGAAATCAATGTTGCCGATGAGCAAGTAGAAGACTTGGTGGATGATGCACTTCAATATTTTCATGAGAGGCACTTTGATGGAGTCACTCAAGTATTTTTAAAATATAAAGTAACTCAAGAAGATATTGATAGGGGAAGAGCAAGGGGAGGAGACTCTACAGAGGGATTAGTTACTACAACAGCGACTACAACTATAGCTGGAGAATCTAAAACATTCTCCTTTGAAGAAAATAGTAATTATTTACAAGTCCCCCCTTCAGTCATAGGAGTAACTAAGATATTCAGATTTGATGGTTCTAACACTGTAACAAATAATATGTTCAGTGTTAAATATCAATTATTTTTGAATGATATTTACTATTGGGGTTCTACAGAACTTTTAACATATGCAATGACTAAGACGTATTTGGAAGATATTGATTTTCTTCTGAATACTGAAAAAATGATCAGATTTAATCAAAGATCTGATAGATTATATCTTGATGTTGATTGGGGATCAGTTAACGTTGGAGATTATTTTATAATTGATTGCTACCGTCTTTTAGATCCCAATGATTTTAGTAGAGTATGGAATGATTCTTTCCTAAAGAGATATACTACTGCTTTGATAAAAAGGCAATGGGGTCAAAATTTAATCAAATTCCAAGGAGTTAAACTTCCTGGCGGAATTGAATTGAATGGGAGGCAAATTTATGATGATGCTGAAAAAGAGTTGCAAATAATTAGGGAGCAGATGTCAAATACTTATGAACTTCCACCTTTAGATATGATAGGATAAGGTTATGCTCAATCCATTTTTCACACAAGGAACGACTGGTGAGCAAAATCTTGTTCAAGATTTAATTAATGAACAGTTGAGAATGTATGGGGTAGATATTTTCTATCTCCCTAGAAAGTATTTAACTGAAAATACCATCATTAGAGAAGTAGTCCAGTCTAAATTTGACATGGCACTTCCATTAGAAGCGTATGTGGATAATTATGACCAGTATTCTGGTGCAGGTAATATTTTATCTAAGTTTGGAATTGAATCCAAAGATGAAGTGAGATTGATTATATCAAGAGAAAGATTTGAAAATTATATTACTCCTCTAATTGAAGATCAATCAAATATAAAATTATCAACTAGACCCAAAGGTGGAGACTTAATATGGTTTCCACTTGACGACAGAATTTATGAAATCAAAGACATAGAATACGCTAAACCATATTATCAGTTACAGAATCTTTATGTCTATGAGTTGTATTGTGAACTCTTCAGACTCGAAGACGAAGTTATTGCAACTGGTATTGAGGATATTGACAATAATATAATCGGTGATAACTACGATGGTCTAACTGATGATAGTATTAATACTATTCAAGGACCAACGCAAACACTTACTTTGGTTGGTGCAGCTGTAACAACAACCGCTATTACTGGACTCGTTAATGGTGCTATTAGATTTATCAGAGTAACAAATAGAGGAGGTGGATACGCTACTCCACCTAGAGTTGCAATATCTTCAGCACCATCAGGGGGTATAACTGGTGTTGCCACTGCTCATATGATCGGTGGTATAAATGTATGTAATTTAAATGCAAATCCAAAATTAAGATCTGTTCAGCAAGTTCAACTGATAAATGCTGGTGCAGGATATACTTCTGCTCCTTCAGTTGAATTCATTTCAAGCACTGGGACTGGTGCTGCTGCAACTGTAGGATTAGCAACAACTGGAGCTGTTGGTATCGTTACTATAAGTGCAGGGGGATCTGGTTATACGACCTCACCAACAGTCACATTTAGTACACCCAAACATGTTGGAGCAGCTGCTACTGCTATTTTAGATTCTCCTTTGGTTAGCACGGGAGTTAGTGTTACTTCTGCTCCAATCAGTATCGGAGCATCATCCTTCTTGTTCCCAGGTGGAACGACTGGTGGAGTGTTCTATGCCACTGCACCAACAGTTACATTCTCTCTACCAACAGGAACTGGAAACGCTGCAGAAGCAACTACGACCCTTGATGAACTTGCACAAACTGGAGGAACGGTAGAAACTATCGGATTAACGACTGGTGGTAGATTCTATACAAGTGTTCCAACAGTAACTATTGCACATCCAGGAACTAGCGTTGCTAGTGCGACTATTGGAATTGCAGGATCTTCTATTGATGCTGGATCTATTGCGTTTAGCACCACTGGTAGAGCGTATACCACAGCTCCTACTGTTGCAATTACAACAACTTCTGGGCAAGATGCACCCACACAAATCGCAGTTGGTATTGCAACTATCGATGCGATCACTGGTATTGTAACAGCAGTATCCTTTGATGAATCGGATTCTTGGGCTACTGGAACAGGAGCAACGATTGGTGCAGGATATACAGCTACACCTGCAATATCCTTTAGCGGTAGTCCATCTCCAGTTCAAGCGACTGCTACTGTTACTGTTTCTATTGCAGGTACAGTTAGTACAATTAGTATAGGTAATAGTGGATTTGGTTACCTTACCGCACCAACAGTTACTATTGCGGGTCCTGGAGGAGCAGACGAAAACTTTAGAGCACTTGGTTTTGCAACGATTAGATCTACATCTATTAAGACTCAAGGAACGATTGGTATTGGATCTGATATTATCACTGGTGTCACTACGACGAATATTGTTGAAGGAGATAGAGTAAGACTTGGTGTTGGTTACAGTGACCTGTATAACTTTATCCCTGTTGATACTTTTGTTACCTCTATAGGATCTAGCACATTAACCATGTCTGCATCTGCCACTAATGTTGGTATTGCAACTTCTGTATTTGAATTTGGTAGAGCCAACTGTGGTGTTGTAACTGGCATTGCAGTTACATTTGGTGGAGGTGGTTACTTGAGTCCTCCAACAGTCACAATTTCCAATGAAGTATCTGAGAAGAACTACATTGATTTCCCAGGAATTTCTACAGCAACGGGTATTGCAACTGTCAGTGCTGCTGGTACAGTGTCAAATATCAACATTACTAATACTGGATATGGTTACGTACTAACACCAACGATTACTGTGTCAGCACCAGAGAGTAGTGGATCAGGAACCTTTGCCTTTAACGAAATTGTTACAGGTTCTTCTAGTGGCACTACAGCAAGAGTTAGAGTTTGGAATTCTGAAACAAATGAACTTGAAGTTGGTTCTGTAACTGGAGAATTTGTTAACGGTGAAACAATTACAGGATCTACATCTGGCGCTTCTTATGATTTAAGAGTTGTTGATGTTCAACCTGCGGATGACGGTTTTGCGGATAATATTAACATTCAAAATGAAGCAAATGCTATTCTTGACTTCTCTGAGCAGAATCCATTTGGTATGCCCTAAATAAAAACACAAGACTGTGTAAGAACTTGTAGGACTAAACTATGTTTGAATATTTTTACAACGAAATTTTGAGGAGGACCATTATATCTTTTGGTACTCTTTTTAACAATATCAGCATAAAACATCAAGATTCTTCTGATGACGTTGTTAGTGTTGTAAAAGTTCCTTTGGCTTATGGTCCTACCCAAAAGTTTCTTGCAAGACTAGAGCAGTCTCCCGATCTCAACAAACCTTTTGCAATTACTTTGCCAAGGATGTCATTTGAGTTCACTGGACTCACATATGATCCATCTAGAAAGGTAACAACTACTCAAACTTTCATTGTAAAAGATCCAAACGACGAGACAGAGACAAAAAAGACTTATATGCCCGTTCCTTATAATATGGCATTTGAGTTGAGTATCATGGCTAAACTAAATGATGATGCACTTCAAATTGTTGAACAAATCCTTCCATATTTTCAACCAGCATATAATCTGTCAGTAGAGTTAGTTGAATCAATTCAAGAGAAAAGAGATATTCCTGTGGTGTTAGAAAACATCACTATGCAAGATGATTATGAAGGAGACTTTACTTCCAGAAGAGTTCTTCTTTACACTTTAAGATTTACTGCAAAAACATATCTGTTTGGTCCTTCCACCAAGGTATCCAAAGATATCATCAAAAAGGCAACTGTCAGTTATCTTACTGGAACAGATATCACAAATACAACCAGAGAATATTCTTACTCTGCAGAACCAAGAGCAATCAAAAATTATACTGGGGATGTTACTACTTTACTCTCCGATGATATTACAGCAAAACAAACCATCTTTGATGTCGATGATGCAAGTGATTTGAGTGCTAGCACATATATTAATATTGATAATGAAGAGATGTATGTTAAGTCTATATCTGGAAATAAACTGACAGTCAAACGTGGTCAAGATAATACACTTGCAACCACTCACGTTAGAGGAGCAGATGTTAAGAAGATCACTGCTGCCGATAATGCACTTATCGAGACTGGTGATGATTTTGGATTTAGTGGTACATTCTGATGGTTATGACAAAAAAATTCGATAAACTCAACGAGACTTTTAATACCTCGGATGGGGATGTCGTTCAACCAGAAGTTCTTGAAAGTAAAATTGAAAAGGTAAAAGAAGGTGTTGATGAGATAAGAAAAGATTATGATTACACTAGAGGTAATTTATATTCACTTATAGAAAAGGGTCAAGAGGCAATCAACGGTATTCTTGAACTTGCTCAAGAAAGTGAGATGCCTAGAGCATATGAAGTTGCAGGTCAGTTAATTAAAAATGTTGCTGATGCAACTGATAAATTAATGGATCTGCAAAAGAAACTAAAAGAAGTTGAAGCAGAAGAAAAAATTAAAGGACCGTCAACTGTCAATAATGCTCTATTTGTTGGATCTACAGCAGACTTAGCAAAAATGTTAAAGGAGGGACTTAAGGAAGATCCTAAATAGAAAGAAAGGGAGAGAAATCCCGAAGTACAAAGGTTACTAATAAAATGTCTAAGGATTTACCTTCGATGAATGATTTTGAGGAGGACAAGAGTCTTCCTTCAGTAGAAGATTTTATTACAGAAGAGAACGCAGAGGAACTCCCTTCTGTAGAAGATTTTATTGTAGAAGAAGAGATAAAAGAAGAAATTCAGACTATTGAAGATGCTGAAGGAAATACATTTGCAGAAGTAAAAGATATTATACCTCCTTGGCCCGAATTAATTAGAATGATCAATGATGTCAGGGAAGAAATTCCTGACATTCCAGAAGTAAAATATTACGATAAAGAACTTGAAGATCTTTCAGAACAGATCTCTCAACTTCCCGAAGTAAGATATTATGATAGAGAAGTAGAAGCAATATGCGAACAGATTGACTCAGTAAGGGAACAAATTAAAGATCTCCCAGAGGTCAAATATTATGATGAGCAGGTTGATGCTATTGAAGACAGAATTGACAGTCTTCAAACTGATGTAGCAAACCTGCCTGAAGTTAAGTATTATGATGCTGAGATTGAGGCAATCTGCGAAGCAATTGATCAAGTTAAAGAATCTATTCCCACATTTCCAAAGTGGGTTAATGAAATAAATGAAGTCCCTGATTTCTCTTGGATCGGTAAAACTTTCAGTATTATCGACGATGACTTTGTAAAAGTCTCTGATAAAATTGAAGGATTAAGAGGTAAGGTTGAATATGACCTAGGGCAACTATCTGAAGATTTAGAGACAAAGCACTTTAATAATACAGTCAAGATTGATTCCGATATCAAAGATCTTGACAGTAAAGTAAACGTTCGTATTGACGAAGAGAAAGATAAGATTTGGAAAGAACTAAGATCTTCGTCTATGAAGATATGGGAGTATCACAAAGAGTTTAAAGATGATGATCGTAAATTAAAGAAACAAATTCTTGGCGAATATAATAAGTTAAAACAAAGCATTAAAGACGAACTTAAAGAAGTAAGTCAAGAGAGTGTCAAAACTGATGAACTTCTTCTTAAGTACTTCACTGAATTAAGAGAGGAGATTACTAATCTCCCTGAAGTAAAATATTATGATAAAGATATTGATTATGTAAAATCTGATATCAAAGGTCTCTATAAGATCATTGAGGATATTAAGTCTTCTCAAAAGAAACTGCAGGAAGAGCAGAAACTTTTAGCAGAGACTAATGTTCCTCTGGATATGGATCCTCCAGATACAAAAAATCCAGATCCACTTACTCCACTTGATCAGAATTTTGTAACTCTTGACCAGTTACAACAACACTATAAGAGATTTGTAGAAAGAGTACAGTATCAACTCGGATCAATTGGTGGCGGTGGTGCTGGATTCATCAGAGATCTTGATGATGTTGAGTTTGATGGGACAACAGGTGATAATAAACTTCTCATTTATGATCAATCACGTTCTAAGTGGGTAGGTATTGCCAGCACTGCTTTAGGTGGTGGATCTGGTACAGTTGGTTCGGCTGGAACTTGGTCAACTTCTCCTGCAGGTATTCATACAACAAAAAACGTTGGTGTTGCTACTACCGCAAGATCCGATTATGCACTTTACGTTGGTGGTGATCAGTATGTCGATGGTAATATCACCGTTGGCGGAACGATTACTTATGAAGATGTCAAGAACGTTGACTCTCTCGGAATCGTTACCGCAAGAACTGGTGTTGATGTTTTAGCAGGTGGTATTAATGTAGTTGGTGTTTCTACCATCAGTACTGGTGTTGGAACAATTCACGTTGGAGTTGGAACAACAGCATTATTAGTTGATGGTGATGCTAGAGTTACAGGAATTCTTACTGTTGGTAGAGCATCTGTAACTATTGATGGTAATAATAATGAAATAAAAGTTGGTCTGGTTACAATTACCAACTCACAAGTTATACTTGGAGATAATGTTACGATTAATGCGGGTGCAACAGGTATTAACTCTGCCCCCAATGTTCTTTATGTTGCCAAAGATGGAAATGACTCTAACAATGGAACTTCTATTGATAACGCAAAACTGACTATTGCTGGTGCTGTTTCTATTGCTCAATCTGGCACAACTATTAAAGTTCTTTCTGGAAATTATGTAGAAACTAATCCTATTGAACTTCCAGCATTTACCGCTGTTATTGGTGATGATTTAAGAACAGTAAAAGTTCTACCCAGTACTCCTACTAGTGACATTTTCCATGTCAATAAAGGTTGTAAGGTTTCAAATATCACGTTCTCTGGACACACTGCTCCTGCAGCTGCCATTGCTTTCCCCACAGGAATAGCAACTAACGTTGGTGGTGGTAAATGGAAAGGTCCATATATTCAAAACTGCACTAGTGATACCACCACAGGAACAGGTATCTACATTGATGGTAACTTGGCAGAAAAAACCAAGTCCATGAATGTTGATGCTTTCACTCAATATAACCAGGGCGGTGTTGGTGTTGCAGTTACCAATGAAGGTTATGCACAGTTAGTTTCTGTATTTACTATTTGCTGCGATAAAGCAATTACAGTTCATAAGGGTGGACAAGCGGATCTGGCGAATAGTAACTGTAGTTTTGGAACTCAAGGATTAGTTGCTGATGGTGTCAGTCCTGAACAGTTCACTGGAATTGTAACTGCATCTGCTACAGCAGCACAGGACAATGTAACTATTAATGTTGGAGCAGTAACAACCAGACCTTATGATGGTCAAGTTGTATACTTTGATCAATTATATAAATCCATTGAAACCATTACCGTTGGATCTGGTGGAACAGGATACACTCAAGCTCCAACTGTAACTGTTGATGCTCCAACAGGACCAAATGGAGAAACTGCATCTGCTTTTGCCACTATTGAAAATGGTGCTGTAACTGAAATTTCTATTATTAGTAGTGGAAGTCAGTACACTTCTACACCTTCAATTACTATTTCTGGACCTCAGAGTGGTATCAACACCGCGACTGCAACTGCCAATATGGCAGATACCTATTACACAATAAATAGTGCTACACCCATCGTTTCTGGAATTACTACATTAACACTTGCAGAGAATCTTATCAATACGGTAGGGGTTGGTTCTACAGCATACTTCTTCCAACAAAGTAAAATTGTTGCAAGTTCTCACACGTTTGAATATATTGGTTCTGGTAATACAATTACTTTAGCAACACCAAAACGAGGTGGAGTTACTATTCAAGCAAATGAAGTTGTAAGTCAAAATGGTGGAAGAGTAATATATACCAGCACAGACCAAGCAGGTAACTTTAGAATTGGTGATGATCTTCAGATCAACCAAGCAACAGGAACTATTAGTGGAAGAGCATTTTCCAAGAGTTTGTTCTCAGAAATAACACCCTTTATCTTAGCACTCAGTTAAATGGCACAATTAGCACTTAACAGATTTCAAACTGAAACTGCAATTTTGACTACAGATGATCAAACGATCTACACTGCTCCCGCAGGTTATACTGGAATTATCTTGTATGCTCACATTACCAATTATGGATCTGCAGCAACTACAGTTACATGCAAACATGTAAGATCTGGAACTGAAACAGAAATTATCAATGCTGCGAATGTTCCTGTTAATGATGCATATATTCCTTTGGATGGAAAGTTAGTCCTTGAAACAAATGATTCCTTCACGGCAAGTGCAGGTGCAGGAACAACACTTAAAATTCTTCTTTCAGTCTTGGAGACCGCAAACTAATGCCTAGACTTCTAAGTTCAGTAAACGGTTCAAGTCAAGTAGGTATTTCCAGTGATGGAACTGATTTAGGTAATATGACTCGTTTAAATTTAGAAAGTAATAGAGTTCAATTAGATACTGCTACCGGAGTAGCAACAGTGTTTAGTGATCCACTAACCATTGTTGGTTTATAAATATTACTATGAACTCCTACTAATATGAAGAACGGACGTTGCCCTGCAGGTCAATATTACTGTTATACCAATAAGGAATGTAGACCCATTCCTGCTGGTTTCATGGTAGACCCCGAAGGGATGCTTCGTAAAGAGAATGGTGCGACTGTTGATGAAGCAAACAAAAGTGGAGATTCATCACTCCGCGATTGGTTTAGCAAGAGTAAATCATCTGACGGTAAACCTGGTTGGGTTCAGTTAGGTGGTAAATATGCAGGTAAACCCTGTGCTAGACAACCAGGTCAAACCACAAAACCAAAGTGCGGTTCTAGTAAGATGAAACGCAATCTTTCCAAATCAGAGGAAGATGCAGCGTTCCGTCGTAAGAATCGTAAGGATCCAAATCCAGACAGAAAAGGGAAAGCAATTAACGTGGCTACTGAAGAGACTAAAAAAGATCATGAATATTCCATGGCACGTTCTGAACTCAAAACTGTGAAAAATGCTGCTAAAAGATTGGAGAAGAAAATGGGCAAAAAAGGGGAAGGGAACCTTGAAGCTTGGGTTCAATCTAAGATCACAAAAGCAGCTGATTACATTGATACTGCAGCAGATTATGTAACCAATGAAGAATTTGTAACTTTGCCTTTACAAGTTGAAATTCCTAACAACATTAGAGATTTCAATCTTGGACTCATGTTCCGTGAGAGTCTGGATACTAATAGTGGAATGCTGTTCATCTTTGATGAAGTTGCAGAACAGTCTTTCCATATGACAGAAACAAGAATTCCTCTTGACATTGCTTTCATCACAGAGGAAGGTATCATTGAAAGCATCAAA